ATCAACTGCCGTACCTAAAATAGGATCGTAATTCCAATCAATCCAAATTGGGTTAGGGAACAATTCTGTAGTATAGCCACAAGAACGTTGTGCTCCTACCGCTTGCCCAGCATCGTACCAGATCTTATCTTTGACATTATAGATAATAGCATCAGTACACTCAGTAGCGGTACCACGAGGATAAAAGAACCAAATCTCGTTGTAGCGCGGTACTTTAGTAACCCACACTTTTTGACGCTGTTCGTAATTGATGTTGTCAAATAAGTAGTTTACATTTTTATCATTTGGGAGAACTACCACATTACCGTTATAAGCATAGAAACGGTCAATACCCATCCACCAATAAACACCGTCCATCTCGACCACAGCATTAGATGACATAATCGAGATTTGGCTAGAAATAATGTCGTAATTCCAATAAGTCGATGGAATGGTTGATGCACCAGAACCAGCCGAATTAAATGAAACACGAATCAAACTATCCGTTGCCCAAAACAAACCTGATGGTGAGTTAGTACCACCACGCATTGGCAAACCTTTAACAATCTTAGAACTGCCAACGTTTACTTGGTTGGCTAACGGTCCATTCCAATCATAAAAACTTTGATTCCCATACAAACCATTAACATTATTATTAGCGATAAACCCATGAGAGCCATACACGAACACAAATGGATATAGAACACAAACACCTCCGTCAACAGAGATTGGTTTATATGTTGGGTTCTGCCCTTGACTATCAGATAATCCAGTAAATGACCAGCTATAGTTTTTACCAGGGGTAATTTGACCAACCAATACTTGACTAGCAACTCCGCTATCAATATTAACTAAATCTTTAGCTGGATGCGCTAATACGTATAACTGTCCACCCAATGGACTAAACTGAGCATCAAATTGCCAGTTGTTTAAAAATGGGCCATTAGGTGGATCTGGTGTAAATACTGCATTACTGGTTAAATATACTGTATTAGCATTAGACGGTACTGTGCCACCAGTAAGCGTTACTGTAGTAACATTTGATCCGTATGTTGCAGATGAAACAGTAAAAGTTGTAGCGTTACTGGTTTGCTGAAATATTAATGTGCTACTGTTTGGAAATGTAGCTACTGTATTTCCGCTAACCGTAATAGTAGAGGTTATGGAGTTACTATTTGCAACTGGAACAAAAGCAGTACCAGGTAAAATAGTAACTGGGAATGGGCCACTACCAGTTGCAAAAGTTGTACCAGTTGTAAATACATCTAGTTCTTTATAGTTACCAGCAAAAATATAGTTTACGCCATTGTATGGTTGTGCCACCATACCACGATAAATACCGACCAAGCTGGTAAAGATTGAGCGATAGCCACCCATCTTTTTAGGAACGCCACGCTGAAAACGACACCATACACCATCGGTGTACTCATCGGTTTCAAAGTAAGTACCATCACGCTTAATACCCGGCGGAACTGCTAATGTGTATATCCGAGTAAATTGTGAGGTATCTTGCTGAACATTATCAGCTGCCATTTTTAGAACGTCCCACCACTAATTGATTTAGCGTTTAATGATGCAAGCACATTGACTGCTGGTGCAGAAGGATTAGATCCATCCATATTACAATCTCAGAACCGTTTGCAGTTAAACCTAAAACGCCAGTACCGACTAAATACATACCGCTGGTTGTATCATTATTAAACGAATATGCTGGCAATGATTGTGTGCCGTTAGATGCATAAAATAAACCAGTGGAAGAAGCTGTCAATACATACAGATTTGTACCGTCACTCAATACAGTAAAAATATTACCAGCTGATAAAATGATCGGTGTCTGTGAGCTACCTTGACATTGGAAAGTAATATTATAACCAGTTTGATTGGTGTTATTTACCAAAATATAAATCTGGGTAATAGCTGGCAAGGTTACTGCTAGGTTTTGTGTACGAGTACCAGACTGTGCAATGTAAGTCTGGATGATTGGGGCATATGATGTTAAATTAAATGTGTTAGTAAGAATAGTATCTACATCGTATGTTGCTGAATTAAATGTTACAGCAGATGGAGCAACCCAACCAACAGTAATAAAACCACCAGCGGTAGCATCATAAAAAATAAATCCAGAATCACCTGGGTTAGCTACAATTTCGGTTGTATTATTAATTAAAGCTGGAACTGGAGGGATGATAGCAAGGCTACCAGTACCATTATTTCTAAAGCCAATATACCAACCATAGCTTAGTGTCTGTGGTGTTGGTAGATTAAATGTACCAGCACCACCATTCCAAACAAAAGTTGCGGCACGGCTGGTGTCGCTAATAACTGGTGTAGATGTTACATCCACAGTATTTTGTGAGGTGGCTAACTTACCATTAACGGTAGTTAAACCAGCACCAGCTAGTGTGGCTGCATCGGCATAGGATGTACCAGCAGCAAAAGTTACATTTCCCCAGATACCACCAGGAGTAGTATTATCAGTAAGATAAAAATACTTTGAAATACCACTAGGTACACTAACGGAGTTTGCACCCGTATAGTCTTTAATTGTGAATGTATTTGAGCCAAGGTTACGGAACAAAATGTCCGCGCCTACTGTTCCTTGGTCAGCTTCTGGTAAAGTAATGACAGCAGCATTTGCATTAGCACTAGTACAAACGCAATCAATAATGCGAGCAGCAGGTACTTGACCCAAACCTTGATTAACAATGGAAGGCCAATAGAGGGGCGTAACTGAACCAAAAGAGAGTGCATAGTAAGATACATCCGTTGGAGTAACAACGGTGCCTGTAAAAGGCGATGTGTAAACTGGAGTAGTCATTTATTAAGGTTCCTGAACCGAGGTATTGCGATCCACACGACGAGAATTGTCTTCTTTTTTCAGTGCGTTAAGTGCATCGGTGTAATATTGTTTCCAGACAGGTAATTTATCTAAAGCTTTTAAATAGCCTTGAGCTTGCAATAAAGCACCATATAACATCGCTTGGGGTGCAATTTGAGTCCATAAGTTTTGCTGATTAGTTGCATCCAATGGTTGAATTTCAGCAAAGTAAATAATTTCAACGGGATAGTTTTGATCTGGTTTTGGGGCAAAGTTCCAATTACTGTAGTCATAATCAGCATAGTACAAAGGCTGGCTATTAGATGATTCAGACAAGTATTGGGATACATAGTCTTGACTACGAAGCAAAATGGGCTGACCATTAACTTTCATAGAAACGGTTTTACGCCAACGAGCTGGTTTATTTAAAATGGTTTGGTTGGTTGCTAAACTAGTTTCTACAACAATTAATTGCAAATAGGTTTTTAATTCAGCTGCAATAGATGATTCTGCCAATGCAATAAGGTTAGGGATCTGAGCAATAAAGTCAGCATCATCCCGCTCCATGTATTGCTGGATATTTAAAACCAAACTATCATAGGTCATGATAACTGACATGGATTACCTTGTGTAATAGCTGATGTTAGGTTGGAAGTAGATCGGAGACTTATCACGATCCTCATCTTCAAATTCTTGACGTGCTTGCATAGCCAATTTTTCAAGATATGCCACACGATTTAAATCAGTCTGTGGTAATTGCATTGCCAATCTATGGGACAAGGCAGCTTGGAAATAAGGGATTGCACGATCTGGCATGTAGAGTTCATTAGTTAATGAACCCACATCTTGAGGTTGTAATTCCAAGATCATTTCAAATACTTGGAAGTTATTGTTTGGTACTGGCCACAATGCCATTTGTGGTACGATCTGACGATCAAACCAGTATTGCAAAGTGCGTTGGCTTGGGAATTGCTTGTTTGGTAAATCAAAGTAATCAGTACGGTTCAAACGAGCCATTGGTATTACTTGTTGGGATTGTGCAAACTGGATAGCACGCAACGAATAGGTTGTGCTAGTATTGCGGTTTTGTAGGCGATAGTAGTAAAACCCTTGTGTTGGGTTTACTTGGAAGTACTGCCACTGAAAGTCTGACAGTGTTGCATCTGGGAAAGATTGCCAAGTCGTCCAGTTAATACCGTCGTTACTAACTTGCAAATCAATTGAGTAAGTCGTTGTGGTATTTGGTGAGTAAGCATTAAACCCAATATAAAACAAACGGGTTTGCTGACCATACGCAGCACCGAAATAGTTTTCAGATAGCGTAGTGGTTGCATGTAACAACAGATTGGCATTATTGGTTTGATCAAATAACGCTGGAACATTACCGTTATCCAATGGTAGATAAGCAGAAACCGCTGGGTTAGTAATATACACCCAGTTAGCTTCCAACACATCTACACAGTTTGTTGGCATATCCAAAAACTGTTGATTGGTTTGAGCACCAATAATCTCAATCTTTTGCAACCAAATATTAATGCCACGGTTGACTGAGTTTTGCAAAACATAAAACAAAGCTTGCTTAGCCGTTTGGATATACTCTGGCGTTATTTCTTCAGCAGTTTTCCCTGCATCACGATATGCATAGGAAATTAACTGATCAACATTGATTTTTGTCTGATTATAAGTGCCAGAGTACGCCAAAATTATCTTCCTCGACCAGAGACACGTTTAGGTAACTTGGCTTTTGCTGGGCCAGCTTTCATAAATTCTTTACCGACTTTTTTAGGTATGCCGAGGGTGCTTTTGCCTGCGGCTGCAGCGCCCATAGCGCCTTTTTGTGCTTCCGATTTGTATGGCATTAAAGCCCCTTTCTTCGATTGTATTCTTGCCGCCAGTTACAATTACAACATTGTAGTTTGTATTTTTCTGACCTATTTTCCAGTTTTAATATGTGATTGTAAAAAGCTCTTTTATTTTTATATGGCACTTGAGCCTCCATGCTCTTATTGGTGTCGCTAGTCTTGATGGAGCAAGACAGGGATGCCTCCCGTTCACGACTTAGATAGGTATTAGCAAACCTTTTTGCCAGCTTTATACTTGTTTGGCATTTCTTTAGCACCAGACATGGCATCAGCAGATTTACCAGATTCTTTGCTTTTAACCATTGCTACTGCATCACCAGATGGCTTGCTTTTTTCTTTTTGTACATCAGAGCCACGCATTGCTGGCTTTTCACTTGCTTTGGAAGGAGCGTCTGCTTTAGCTGGTTTGATGTCTTTGGCTTTTTCAATGCTATCTAAATCGCCAGATTTTTTCTTAGCGCCGTAAACACCAATTGCACCGCCTTCTTTATACTTACGAACGGTTCCGCAATCTTTCTTAGAACGACCACCTTTTTTGAGTTTGATCTCAGTTGGCTCTTTATCGTGCTCAGCTTCATCATGTTGCTTAAATGCTTTTTTGATGAGCTTCTTATCTTGCTCCATATCGCTCTTTTCAGCTTTACCGCCTTTTTTGTAAGAGCCACCGCCGCACATTGATTTAACTTGCTTGCCTTCTTTGAAGCATTGCATTTTAGGTAATGATTTGAATCCGTCCATGGTATTTTCCTATAGGTTAATTAAATTTGGGAGTGATCAGCTCCTAATACTACTTATGCAAAAAAGGGCATAAAAATGCCCTAAATTG